AGGCACGCATCTTCTCTGGTGATTATACCAAATGTGCAGGGTCGTTTGGTGACCTTACTGAGGTGATTCAATTCGCTAAGCAAATGGCACAGACTGTCACCTTTTTGGATGATAAGCAGGCAAAGAAGATTAAGCAGCAATTGAATGCCTGTATCCGTGAGAATCGTCCTGTTGTGAATAGCGAATTTGACTGCGATCCTCTGCTGCTTGGATTGTGGGCACTGGTCAAATCTATCAAGGATGACGCACTCTATCTCTGCCGTAATAATGGTCCTGCCGCTTATATCGGATACGATCAGATTGATGCCGAAGGTTATGTCTACTCCAATGAGTTCGGTACAATGAAACTGGTCAATCGTGAGCGGTTCAGCTATGCCAACTTCAACAACGCTAAGTTTAACAAAGAGGTGTGCCAGTGAGCGCACTGTCCACCCATGCCCCTTGGGCGACCCCTTTACCCCTTATACTGACTTCAGTCAAACGAACCGACATGATCGACACCACCTTCAACGGATGGGCAAACTGGGAGACCTGGAACGTGTCCCTCTGGATTCAAAACGATGAGGGTCTGTACAATGAGGCACGCCGCCTGGCACGCTTCGGTCGGACCTATCAGGACCTGGTGATGATGCTCCGTGACTGCGGCAGCAAAGAGACCCCCGACGGGTGCCGCTGGGATGATCCCGCAATCGACGGCATGGAGATCAATGAGATGATGGCGGAACTCTGATCATGGCATCTCCGATCAAAGTCCGCGACGCCCGCCGCATGATCCACAAAGCAGGCGGCACGATCAAATCAGGGGGCAACCACGACAAGGTGACCCACCCCCTGATTAGTCGGACCTTTCACCTCCCAACCCATGGAAGCAAAGGACGCCCAACCCTCTCCCCTGGCATGTCGTCAGAATTTCGTAAGTTCTACGCTCTCATGCTGACGGCAAAGGCAAGCGCCTGATCCGTGCTACAATTCCAAAGCAACCGACAGACAGACCGATGATCCTCTCCATGTCCTCCGACCTTCGTACCCGTCAGATCGTTTGGACCGGTCGCGGCAACGACGACTCCCCCATGGGGTCGCGCCTTCAACCCCAGCTGGGAATCAGTGCGTTCGCCATCGCAGGGCAGAACGCTGAAATCTGGAAGGATGAGGCAACCACCTGCCCCGTGAGTGGGTGGAAGCACGGCAGCACCCTTCAGGATCCCGACGCTCTCTACGACCTCATGCGTTCGTGAAACAGCAGTGCCCCGCCGTGCCCGCCCGGGCGGGGTCGCCGCCGTGTATATAAAACCCATGGGTCCCCTTAGTCTACAAAGTGTTACGATTGCCCTCTAAATTCTTAAAGCACATATATAAAATCAATGGACGAAAACAGAGAGATGCAAAAAAATCCGGAGGAAAATTTTACGACTGTAGAGGTTGATTCAATAACTGGCGAGTATTATATAACGTTACCCGAGTGGGTATTAAATGATTTTGGGTGGTACGAGGGCACTCAAGTAAACATGGAGATTGAGGGAGACTGCATTGTAGTGAGTGAATTGAAGGAGGATTGATACACAATATCATAGGTGTTGACCTCATATAGATAATACTGTATGATACTGAAGTAATTACACTCTATTATGGCTAAAGGATTTACCGTAAAAGCAAAGGCACCCGCGCCGACAGAATCTGCCCAAGAATGGGACTACGATAAAGCACGTGAAATGGTCCGTGGAAAATCTGTTGTTTTTTGTCTTCCTGGCAGAGGTGTCTCATATACATATCTGAAAAACTTTGTACAATTGTGTTTTGATCTAGTGCAGGCAGGGGCAAGCATTCAGATCTCGCAGGATTATTCATCGATGGTGAATTTTGCAAGATGCAAATGTCTAGGTGCGAATGTACTGCGAGGACCCGACCAAATTCCCTGGGACGGAAAGTTAAAGTATGATTATCAATTATGGATTGATAGTGATATTGTTTTTAATACTGAAAAGTTTTATCAGTTAGTTCTGATGGACAAAGATATTGCAAGTGGTTGGTATTGTACGGAAGACGGGCGAACGACCTCTGTGGCACACTGGATGGAAGAGGATGATTTCCGTAACAATGGTGGTGTTATGAATCATGAAACTATAGAGACGATTCAGAAGCGTCGTAAACCTTTCACTGTTGACTATGCAGGATTTGGATGGTTGATGATTAAGAACGGAGTGTTTGAGCATCCAGAAATGAAGTATCCATGGTTTGCACCAAAGATGCAAGTCTTTGAATCTGGACAGGTTCAGGATATGTGTGGAGAGGATGTATCATTTTGTCTCGATGCAATTGCAGCAGGTTTTGAGATTTGGTGCGATCCTCGTATTAGAGTTGGTCACGAAAAGACAAGAGTGATCTGATAATATGTCGGATGTGTATACAATTCTCCATAAGAATAAAGTCTTACACAAGAACTTGACGGAGGATGAGTATTTCAATATAATGGAGGACCTGTCGATAGAGTTTTATCAGACGGGTTCTCCAAGACCTGAAAATCTTGAAACTAAAATCACTAAGAGGTATTAATTATGGCTATACGTAAGGGTGGCGGTTATGTGGAAGGTGCGCCGAAAAAAACTCGTCAGGGTAGAGGACCTCATACCAAGTACGCAGCGTCTTCTCGCAATAAAGCAAAGAAGCGTTATCGTGGTCAAGGTAAGGCTTAAATAAGACAGTCACAAAAAAATAAATGAGTTGTCTCATCACCAATCTACCATCAATGGAAGTATGGGTTCGTAAGGAATATCTTACAGATCATCAAAGTGGTCATGGTGAATTTGTCAAGGGCGTTTGGGTTTCGGCAAAGTCGATTCCTGGACGCGCTTTTTATTTTGAGACTTATTTGCCAGAATATGCCGCAATGTATGATAAACTGCCGATTAGCGCGTTTGTCTCGTCGCCGGAAACACCTAGTCCCGATATGGACCTACCAAACTTACAATTTTGGAACTGTATGGACTATGGTGTAGTCAGTATTGATAAAAAGTTCATTGGTAGTATGGACTTTGAGTGTTATACACGCGATTTTGGCATTCAAAAAGGTACTTATGTCTGTACAATCGACAATTATCATCGTGATCCAGACATGGTAGACTGGGCAACGAGTGAAAATCCTGCCGAACACAAGTCTCATAACCTGATTGAACTTGAAAATGGTCAATATGCACTGTATCCAAACAATCGATTACGTATTTTTGACAATAGTTTGACACCTGTCGAACCAAAAATGCCTGATTTCAAGGTTTCGACTCAATATTATCAAGTTGAGAATGGTTATGAACGTCTTGGAATGGGTAGAGAGGATGAATATCACTGGAAAACTGCCAAAGAACGTGAAGAAGAGGAAAATAAATAGTCCTAAGGGATAGAAACCCCTCTAAAAGTTCTGTTTTTAACGAAACAGGAGCTAAAATGGGAAACCATCACCAGGTTGACAAGGGAGAATTGTTCATCGAACAAGGAATGACCCTCATTACAGAGGTAGAAAGCGAAAAATATCTTAGAAAAGCATCAAAACAGAGAAAAATTACTCAAAATGAGGAACTTTATCCAATTCCACAGGATCGTTTAGAGCGTCCTTGTGGTGGAGCACATGGTTTTGATGATTTTGTTGAAAGATGGCACGAGTAAATATAAATAAAATCAAGAAAACTCTCTACTAATGGCAGAACAAAGGGTATCCAGATCATTTAAAGACATCAGTTTATCCTTTGTTCCACATCCAGTGACAAAGGATCTTCAAGTATTAAAAAATGAGAATGCGATACGTAGATCCGTAAGAAACATTGTTGAAACTATTCCTACAGAAAGATTTTTTAACTCATTGTTAGGATCTGATGTGAGGGATAGTTTGTTTGAATTTGTTGATTTTGGTACTGCATCCGTTATTCAGAGTCAAATTTTGGTCGCAATAGAAAACTTTGAACCAAGAGTTGACAATGTAGTTGTTGAAGTAAATCCTCAACCAGACCAAAATTCATTCAATGTGACTGTTGTCTTTGATATTATTGGGCAGGAGTTTCCGACACAAGAGTATACGTTCCTATTAGAGGCAGCAAGATAAGATGCCCTTTACAAAATTCACGAATCTAGATTTTGACCAGATAAAGACCTCAATCAAAGATTATCTTCGTGCTAATTCAACATTTAGCGACTTTGATTTTGAGGGATCAAATTTCTCTGTCTTAATTGACACCCTAGCATATAATACTTATATTACTGCATTCAACAGTAATATGATTGTCAATGAATCCTTCTTGGATTCTGCAACTCTTCGTGAAAATGTAGTATCACTCGCAAGAAACATTGGTTATGTACCCCGCTCCAGAACGGCAGCAAGGGCAACGATTTCTTTCACAGTATCAACTACCGAAGACACTCCTACACTCACTCTCAGAAGGGGTTTGGTGTGCGTAGGAACGGCAAATGACACAACATATACCTTCTCAATTCCAGAAGATGTAACTACAACCGTCATTGATGGTGTTGCATCGTTTGATGAGGTAGAAGTTTATCAAGGAACCTATCTCACAAAACAATTCACATATGATGGTTCTTTGGATCAAAGATTTATTTTGAATAATTCTTTTATTGACACTTCTACACTTTCTGTCTATGTAAAAAGAACAAATGACAGTGGACTAGGAATTGAGTATGCGGCAATAGACAATATCTTAGACACAACGTCAGAATCCAGAATTTATATTCTACAAGAAGTGCAAGATGAGAAGTATGAGGTAAAATTTGGTGATGGAATCATTGGTAAGAAACTTGGTGATTCTGTTGGTTATGATGGCACCATAATCACCGCAAATTATATCATTACTGATGGCGAAGATGGAAATGGTGCCAGTGTCTTCACATTTTCTGGAAGTGTAACAACTGCCAATGATAAAATCATTAACCCAGGAACAGTTACGATAACTACGGACCAGTCGTCTCAGAATGGGTCGAGCATAGAACCTATTGACTCTATCAAGTACTATGCTCCAAGAGTGTATTCAGCACAAAATAGGGCAGTGACTTCTAGAGACTATGAGGCAATTATAAAAACAATATATCCAGAAACAGAATCTGTTGCTGTTGTTGGTGGTGAAGAATTAGATCCACCAGAGTATGGTAACGTAATTCTGAGCATTAAACCAAAGAATGGCAGTTTTGTTTCCGATTTCAATAAGTCAAGAATTTTAAGTCAACTAAAACAATATACTGTTTCAGGAATCAATCCAAAAATTATAGATCTTAAGACTCTTTATGTTGAGGTAGAGTCTGCCGTTTACTATAATTACTCGCAAGTATCGAGCGTAGACTCCTTAAAAACTAATGTATTGAATAGTTTAACTAAGTATTCCGAGTCATTGGATCTCAATAAATTTGGCGGAAGATTTAAATATAGTAAAGTTCTTAGTGTAATTGATACGACTGATGCGGCAATTACTTCTAATATCACCAAAGTTAAAATTAGAAGAGATCTAAAAGCAGCTTTAAATCAATTTGCACAATATGAGTTGTGTTTTGGCAACAAGTTCCATGTAAACCCTCAAGGAAGAAATATTAAATCAACAGGATTTAAGATTGCTGGTGAATCCTCTACTGTTTTCTTAACAGATACACCCACAATAACGTCAGGAGGAACTAATGTAACAAGTTCTACTTCTGCTGAGGAGGTTTTTCTCAATAGACCAACAACAATCGGAGCAACAACGGGCGTTCTTTCAATAGTTAAAATTGGTTCTGATGGTAGAAGTATTGTTGTTGCCAAAGATGTTGGAACGGTTGATTATGTAAAAGGTGAGATTAAGATAGGAACTATCAATATAACATCAACAACAAAAGAAAATGGAATTATAGAGGTTCAGGCTTTCCCAGAATCTAATGATGTTGTTGGATTGAAGGATCTTTATTTGTCGTTTGATGTTTCTAAAAGTACAATAAATATGGTAAGGGATGTAATTGCTTCTGGTGATGAAATAACTGGAAAAGTGTTTACTAGAGATTACTATACATCAAGTTACTCAAACGGGAATTTAGCAAGAAACTAATATGATACAGACTGGTTTTGAATCTAGAGTCAAGGTTCAGCAGATTGTTGAGGGCCAACTTCCAAGTTTTATATTGGATGAAAATCCAAATGCTTCTGAGTTTTTAAAACAATATTACATATCTCAAGAGTATCAAGGCGGTCCAATAGACATTGCCGAAAATCTTGATCAATATCTGAAGTTAGACAATCTTACGCCAGAAGTAGTTGTTGATAGCACAACACTATCTTCTGATGTCAGTTCAAGTGCAGAATCTATTACTGTTTCTAGCATTAAAGGATTTCCGAGTAAGTATGGTCTTTTGAAGATTGATGACGAAATCATTACTTACACAGGAATAACTGGAAGCACTTTTACTGGGTGTATTCGTGGATTTAGTGGTATTACAAATTATCACCAAGATCTGAACCAAGAAGAACTAACATTTTCAACCTCAGATGCGGCAGAACATACTGCTGACACAACCGTTCAAAATCTCAGTTCTCTTTTCCTCAAGGAGTTTTATCAAAAGGTAAAATATACTATTGCTCCAGGATTAGAAAAAACAGAATTTACATCCGAGTTGGATGTGGGTAATTTTTTAATTGAAGCAAATTCCTTCTATAAAGCAAAGGGAACTGACGAGTCTTTCAGAATTTTGTTTAATGTTCTCTATAATGAGACACCAAAAATTATAAATCTGGAAGAATATCTTATCAAACCATCTTCTGCTGAATATGTAAAGAATGAAATCATTCTTGCTGAAGTTATTTCTGGATCTAATCCAAGAAATTTGGTTGGACAAACTGTAACAAAGTCTACAGATTCCTCCACAAATGCTTCCGTTTCTTCAGTAGAATCCTTCAATAGAAATAATCAACAATATTATAAGATATCTCTTTTTGTTGGTAATGATGAATTCCCAACAATTTTGGGTAATTTTACAATAACCCCCAATACAAAGGCAACATCCGATTCTTCGGCATCGTCTTCGGTAGTTACTGTAGACTCTACAATAGGATTTCCAGAAAGTGGAACCTTGGTCTGTGGAAACAATACAATAACCTATACTAGTAAATCAATAAACCAGTTTTTGGGTTGTAGTGGAATAACAGAAGACATTGCAAAAAATTCAGTAGTTAGAAACAATGATACTTACTTTGGATATGAGAATGGTGATACTAGCAAGAAAGTAGAATTTAGAATTCTTGGCGTACTATCAGAGTTCTCTGCGACATCAGATAATCTTAATGTTTCTGAAGGTGATATTGTTGGCATCAAAAATCTTGGCGACTTAATTGAAAATCCTCAAACTAAGACACAGAAACAGATCTTTGCAAACTCTTGGATTTATAATACTGCTGCCAGATATGAAGTATTGAGTACCGATGCCAATTATGTTTTGGCAACCAATATCGATAGATCTAGTCTAAAAGTTGGTGATAGAGTAGAGTTACTTGAAAGAGACACCGAAACTTTAGTAGAAGCAACAAATGATCCAAGAATAATTCAAATAATTTCTGATAATACTGTAGAAATAGGCGGAGGATCTTTTTCTACAGTATCTGGGAAAAAATATGATTTAAGAAGAAAAATCAATACTGCAAGTAGTTCTGGTGTTTCATTGGAATATGGAAATGGTTTGATCACGTCAGACGTACAAAATTTGTATTCTGATGGTGAAGATTATGCATATGTTGCATCAAACTCTTTACCATCATCCGCACTTTCTGATCCATATGACTACAGATATACCATAAGTGCAGACATTAAGTCTGCAAGTATATCTTCTGTGAATAATTTGTTCAATAAAAATTCTGATGATGAATATGATACAATAGGTTTCGCAGATGCTGCACCATTCATAACTGGAGATAGAGTTTACTATCAACCAAGTTCCACTTCGCTTATTGGATTGGAAGCAGGAAGTTATTATGTTGAGGTTCTTTCCGACAACAAAAAAATCAAATTATATTCTTCACCAGCTTTTGTTGGGACTACACCATTAAAATTTAGAGTTCCAGATTCTGGTGTAGATACTCAAACCTTTACATTATATTCACAAAGATCTAATCAGATTGGAGTACAGAAGGTTCTTAAAAAATTCCCACTTCAATCTCAAATAAAGAGTCCAGGAGTTGAGACTATTCCAGGAACAACTGGAATGTTAATCAATGGCGTTGAAATTAATAATTACAAGTCTTTAGATAAAATTTACTATGGTCCTTTAGAATCTCTTGACGTTTTAAATGGTGGAGAAAATTTTGATGTCATAAATCTCCCAACCATATCCATTGCCTCTGGTACATCAGATGCTTTGGCACAACCTGTAATCAGTGGTTCTATTATTAATGTTTATATTGATGCACAAGACTATGACATTAATAAAATTCTTTCTATAGACGTTAGTGGTGGAAATGGTTCTGGTGCTATTTTGGAACCAATTATTAGAAAAAGAGTAAGAGAGATAGATTTTGATGGAAGAACTGTAGTAAACGGTGGTGGCATAAGTACAACTGGAAATAGAATTTCTTTCCTAACAGAACACAATTTAAACAATGGAGAAGAGGTAGTATATAACTCCAATGGCAATTCTCAGGTAATAATTGGTTCTGGATCATCTACTTTAATAAACAATTCTTCCTATTTTGTAAAAGTTGAAAATAATACTACTATAAGTCTATTTGAATCTTTAGATGATTATAATAACAATACCAATATAGTTGGATTTACTACAGGAACTCAAGGAACTCATAAGTTTAAAACAATAACACCAAAGAATACAATTTCTGAAATAAAAGTAATTGATGGTGGAAGCGGATATACAAATAGAAGATTGACTGTCAAATCTTCTGGCATATCATCAATAACAGATTCTATTTCCTTCAAAGATCATGGATTTAATACTGGTGATCTGGTTACATATGAATATGAAACTTCAGCGATAACAGGAATTTCAACATCCAATCAATACTATGTTTTAAAGATTGATGATGATTCGTTTAGAATTTGTAATGCAGGAGTTGCTGGAACAGATACTTCTTTCTTTAATAGGAAAAAATATGAAGTTTTCTCAGACACAGGTTCTGGATATCAATATTTCAGTTATCCAACAATTTCAGTATCAGTAAAATACAATCCCGTTGGATTTAGTACTAATACTCAAACCTATCAGGAGATTGTAGCAACTCCTGTTGTAAGAGGATCTATAGAGCAAGTGTACCTTTATGAGAATGGTGCTGGATATGGATCTACAGTAATAAATTACGAAAATAATCCCACCGTAACCATAAAGAATGGGAAAAATGCATCATTAGTTCCAATCATTTCTAATGGGAAGGTAGTTTCTGTAGACATTCAATATAGTGGAGAAGAATATTATTCAATTCCTGATCTAATTGTCACTGACTCTAGCGAATCTGGAAGTGGTGCAAAACTAAGACCTGTTATTTCTGGTGGAAAAATAACAGAAGTTAAAGTAATAAGTGGAGGGTCAGGATATTCTGATTCTTCAACCTCTATTTTGGTCAAATCTTCGGGAATTAATGCAGTATTAAATCCAAAAATTAGAGCACTTACTGTAAACGAAAATCGCAGACTTGGAAATGAAATCTTGCAAGAGTCTGACAATAAGTTAAAGTATACAGTCTCTGGTTACTATGAAGATTTAAGGACATCATTTGGTGAGAATGTTGGAAGTATTTCTGGAATTATTGGATGGGCTTATGACGGAAATCCAATTTATGGATCATATGGATATTCGGATCCAAAAGATTCTGCATCAGCGATATCAAGAGTTTCTTCTGGTTATGTTCTAGATACTACGTATATCGATAGACCATCAGGTTTTGATTCGGGATTTTTTGTAGAGGATTACAAGTTTACAGGTTCTGGGTCCACTCTTGATAAAAACAATGGCAGATTTGGTAAAACTCCAGAATTTCCAAACGGTGTATATGCATATTTTGCAACCATTGATTCGTCCGGAAATCCAGAGTTCCCATATTTCATCGGAAATGATTATAAGTCAGAAATTTTAAGTGAAAATACTACACTAGATCAGTCTTTTGACTTTTCAAATTCTAGTCTGCTTAGAAATACTTATCCATATAAAGTTTCAGATAAAAATGCTGGATATGATTTTATCCCAAAAATTGATGATATTACAAGTCAAAAAATAGTCGTAGAGTCTGTATCTCAGGGAAGCGTTGAAAGTTTTACTGTAAAGAATTCTGGTACAAGATATAAGGTTAATGATACTCTAGAGTTGAATGATGTTGGAGGTGCAAACGCTGTTGTATCATCTCTAGAAGGAAAGGATATTACCAATTTAGAAACTACAGTTACAACATATGAGGAGTCAATATTTACTTGGGTTGATGGAGAAACGGTAAAAGTTTCAATCTTACCAAGTCATACTTTAAATAATAATGATCATGTAACTATTTCTGGATTATCTACAGATCTCTCAAAATTGAATAGAGTTTACAAGATAAATGTTAATTCAAAGAGTTCTGTTGCAATATCTTCAATATCTTCAGCAACAAGCATTGGTGGAACTGAAATATACGTCTCGTCAATTCCTAATAATATTTCCATAGGAAGTAGCATTGGTATAGGAACCGAAACTCTCAGAGTTTTAGAGTTATTCCAAAATGAAAATGTAATTAGAGTAGAAAGGGGACTGACAAATGTTTCTCACGATGCAAATTCAACAATAACCTTCAAGCCTGATTCATTTACAATTAAACAAAATATTGATTTTTTCAATTCCAAAATTAATGATAAAATTTTCTTTAATCCCACGGAAGCGGTTGGATATGGAACAACTGCAGGAACTTCGTATTTAACTACATTCGATTTTGGAGATCAAGTTGGAATTGAGAGAAGTATTCCAATAAAGGGAATTTACTTAAAAAATCATCCATTCACAAATAACCAACAGATCGTTTATTCTACAGACGGATCTAATATATTAGTTTCCACTGATGGTATATCAACAAATAATTTACCTTCCACTGTCTTTGTCATTAATAAAGGAAAGGATTTAATCGGAATAAAAACTACTTTAAGTTCTGAAGAAGTATTTTTCCACAGTGGAGGTGATGACAGTGATTTATATTCTTTCGAATCTCAATATACTCAAACTACAGGAAAAGTTGAAAAAGTAAAAACTACAGTTTCAGTTTCTACTTCTCATGGAATGTCCACCGATGATGTCGTCAATCTAACAGTTAATTCTAATTTATCTGTTGGTATTGGAACATCTACTGCTGTAAGAATTTCTAGAGATCAAAATAGAATTTTAGTTAATCCCATAGGATTTAATTCTACTGCTATTAATATATCCACAAATACAATTACATTGCCTGATCATGAATTGGAAACGGGAGATAAAATTTACTATTCTGCCGATTTAGTTGCTTCTGGATTATCCATCGGAGATTATTACATCTTTAAAATAGACTCTAATAGTGTAAAACTAACTGAAACTTATTTTGAATCTCTTAAAGTTCCACCCACAGTGGTAAGTATTGCAGGAACTGGAGGAAGTTCTCAATCTATATCCAAAGTTAATCCAAAAATAGAATCGACAAAAAATAATAACTTGGTATTTGATTTATCAGATTCTTCCCTCCTAGATTATAAGTTTAGAATTTATAATGATCAAAACTTCGAGGATGAGTTTGTCTCAACAGGATCAACAACACCATTTAATGTATCGGGTGTGGGTACTGTCGGCGTTTCAACAAATGCATCTCTAACTATAAATTACAGTTCTAACCTACCCGAAAAATTATATTATAATTTAGAAAAATCTGGATTTATAAGCACTGCTGACAAAGATGTAAATGACTATTCTCAAATTTCATTTGTAGATAGTGTATATAATGGAAATCACACTATTGTTGGCGTTGCAACGACATCATTCGACTTAGTTCTCAATCGTGCTCCTGAAAGGTTATCATATACTCAGAGTGAGTGCGATGACTTAAAGTATACAACAACATCTACTACTGCAACAGGTGGAATTGACAAGGTAAGAATTATTTCTGGTGGATATGGGTATAAGAAGGCACCAATTGTTAGTAATGTCACTTCAACAAATGGTAAAGATGCATATCTTTTGGCAAAATCAAATTCCATTGGAAGTATAAAAGAATTGAGAATTGTAAATAAAGAATTCGAATATTCTTTTGATCCAACCTTAAGACCGTCTGCTTTCATATCTCCAAACATTATTACAACAGATTCAAACACATTAGATTCTGTACTAGTTGAGAATGGAGGTAGTGGATATACTCAAGAACCAGAAGTTATTGTTGTAAATTCTACTACTGGAGATAAGATTAATTCCGGAAATTTAAAAGCTTCTTTGGTTGGTGAGTCGATACAAACTGTAGAAATATTAGAAAATCCAAGAGGTCTTCCAGAAGATTCCGTTAATATTATTACTATCAATAATAGTAACGGAATAAGCATTCAAAAAGTTGAATCTAGTTCGACTGGAATATTTACTTGCTCTATAACTGTTCCTCCACTAGGATTTGTCACTCTCCCATTTGCTGCAGGAGATAAAGTTTTTATTGAGGGCATTGAAAAATTCGGTTCAGATGGATCTGGATTTAATTCTGAAGATTATGATTATAAATTCCTTGTTGTTGATAGTTATGATTCTTCATCAACACCTTACCATAAAGTAGTATTTGACCTCTCAAGCACTGCTAATAGTGGATTAACTACTAATACCGGTATTGCCAAGACATCAACAGGAGCATTTGGTTCATTAATTCATTTTGACAATTATCCAACTTTTGAAGTAACTCAAAGAAGATTAGATTTTAATGTTGGAGAACAACTAATTTCTAATCAGACGGAGAGAGATCTGTTCATTACTAGTTCTGATGGAACAAGATTGAAAGTTTCTGGAACTTATGAATTATCTGTTGGCGAAACAATAACAGGGAAATCAACGGGAACTATAGCAACAATTGACGAAATAGAAATTAATTCTGGAACATTTGATGTCGATTATTCTATTCCAGAAAATGTAGGATGGTCTGATGAAATTGGAAAATTAAATACTGATAATCAGGTTATTCCAGATAATGACTATTATCAAAATCTTTCATATTCTGTAAAGAGTAGTAAAGAATATGAAGAAGTAGAAAAATCTATCAAACCTTTACTTCACACTAGTGGATTGAAAGATTTTGCCGATACTGGTATAACATCTACAACAGATGCGTCAGACGCACTTGGAATTGATAAAACAACAGTAATTCGTGATTTTATAGATGATCTTAGAGTTGATACAATTTATGATTTTGATTTTGCCAAAGACATTGATATTGATTCTGAAGGAAGATCGACGTATCTACAATTATTGAATACAAAGTTAACTGATTATACGGACAACATTGGGAACGTTGTATTGGCAATAGATGATATTAGCGACAAGTTCTCATATTTTGAGGATAGTCCCAGTGAGTATTTAAATTTACTTAAATTAAATTCTTCAACTTCTTTTGAAAGTTTCTTAGTAAGAATCACAAATGCTAATAACAGTGAAGTTCAACTCACAGAAGTAGTAGTTTTAAATGATGGTGCTAATAGTTTCCTTGTAGAAAAGGGTGGAGTTGTTAATGTAGGTTCTGGATCAACATCTCATACGCCAGATGAACAATATGGAGATTTGGATATTGTAGTAGATGAATTTAATGATAGTTATTTGAGATTTATTCCTGAAGATCCCTATGATACAGACTATGATTTAAAACTCATAAGAAATACTTTTACAAATTCTATATCTGGTATTGGTACAACTTCTATTGGATTTATTGATTTAGTAAGTACTACCGGTGTTACAACTTCCGAATCTACTAAAACTATAGCGTCATTTGACAATAGTGAATTTGAATCCTTGTATGCCAATGTTCAGATCATTGATAATACTTCAAATGATATGAATTTTGTTGAACTATATGTAACTTCAGATGGATCAAATACTTATCTCTCAGAGTACTATTTTGATAGTGAAAGTGAAACATCATCTTTCTCAAATAACTTTATAGGATCTTTTGGTGCAAATCTCTCTAGTGGAATTTTATCATTAAATTATACCAACACTTCTTCCAATGACAACACTTTTAGAGCAAGAGTTGTTGGATTTGGAACTACTACGTCTGGAACTGGAACTTATAGATTTAGATTGGACAGAGAACCTGAAGGATCTGAAAGATCTGCAATCTATAAATCAGATTTTACTACGGGAATTGGAACAGCAACTATAGTTTCATTAGACAAGACACTATTCAACTCTACAAAATCTCTTGTAGAAATTAGTGTTGGAGATACAAAATCTGTTCATCAAATTATGATGATACAAGATGATAGTGATGTTTATCTGCAACAGTCAGCTTTATTGAGTGTTAGTGGTATATCGACATTTGATACTGCAATTGGTATAGGAACATTTGGTGGAAATAATTCTGGATCAAACTTAGAACTTAAGTTCTACCCAGATTCCGACTATTCTTCCCAAAACATAGTTATTTCTGCATTCACCCAATGTTTTTATACTGTTTTAGATACAGTTAATACACCTCCATCTCTTGAGTATGGAAACACTCAAGAGTCTGTTAATCTTAAATTCTATAATTCTATCAATGGAGATAGAATTAATAGAACCAATTTTACATTAACATCCGAAGGAACTCCAATTTTTGTCAAAGTAATTGATCCTGAAGACACCAATGCATTAATAGCAACTACAGGAACATTTAATGTTACAAATCACTTCTTCAGAGATGGTGAAGAATTAGTTTATACACCAAAATCAACCATTGTTGGTGTCGCAACTACTGCAATGACATATAGAGATGCGGATAGTGGAGTATCTGATACTTTACCATCTACCGTTTTTGCTGTTGTAACGAATCGTAATTACGATCAATTCCAAATATCAACAACAAGAAGTGGTACTGCAGTGACCTTTACTGATCTTGGTGGAGGAAATGCTCATCAATTCGAAATGGCGAAAAAAAGTGAAAAGTCAGTAGTTGTAGTTGATAATTTAATTCAACATCCATTAATTTTCACTAGTATTTCTCACACATTATCCAATGCTATCGGAGTAGCGATTACCACATTTAATCTGAGTGGCATATCTTCAATAAACCCATCGGACATATTAAAAATAGATGATGAGTATCTTAGAGTTACTAATGTTGGATTAGGGACATCAAGCACTGGACCAATTACTAATAATGGATCATTTAATTTGGTCCAAACTGATAGAGGGTTTGTAGGAAGTTCGGCAACGTCCCACTCATCATCAGCACAAGTTGATATTTACAGAGGTGCTTTTAATATTGTAGAAAACGAGATACATTTTGCAGAAGCACCAAGAGGAAATCCTCAAATAGATAAAACTAAGTTTAATTTGGATTACGAAACTTCTTCATTCAATGGAAGAGTTTTCCTAAAATCTGATTATACTTCAAATAAAGTATATGATGACATATCAAGCGAGTTTAATGGTATTGGAAGAACATTTAGTTTGAAAGTTGGCGGTGCAAATACTACTGGTCTGAGTACCGATGGTAGTAGTGGTATTGTTTTAATTAATGGTATTTTCCAACAACCAACAACTCCAAATAATCCTAAAGGTAATTTTGAAATAACAGAAAATGCGGGAATAAGCACTATCACATTCTCAGGAATTACAGTTCCTAATAGTGATCCATTGGAATATATTATTTCAGATGTTGATGTAAATCAAAATGAAACTCCAAGAGGTGGAATTATTGTTTCTCTTGGATCTACACCAGGACTTGGTTTTGCACCACTTGTAGGAGCATCTGTGACTGCTACAGTTGCTGCTGGATCTATTACTGGCATAACAACTGATTTGCCTGGAGGATCATTTGGATCTGGTTATAATGGTTTAACTTCTATTGGTGTCACTGTTTTTGAGGATGGGCACTCTGGAACGGCAGCAACTATTACTGCTACTGTAGGTGCTGGTGGAACACTTTCGTTTACTATTGATGGAGGGGGAACTGGTTATACAAATCCATCAGTATACGTATCATCACCATCTTATGAAAACCTTTCTGTTGTTGGAGTTTCAAGACTTGGAGTTGGGACAACAACCACAACTGGTATTGGATTATCAATTAGTTTGAGTGTTGGTTATGTTGGAATTGGATCAACTTACTTTGGGGTGGATAATTTTGAAATTACTAAAGATGGATATTCTTTCCGAAGAGGTGATGTATTTAAACCTGTTGGTCTCGTTACTGATTCTACATTATCAAGTCCTATTCACGAATTTGAATTAACAGTCTTAGAAACTTATTCCGATAAATTTGCTTCCTGGCAGTTTGGAAACTTAGACTTTATTGACTCCATTTCAGATCTTCAGGATGGTACAAAAACAACGTTCCCATTATTCTATAATGGGGAACTTATTAGCTTTGAAGCGGATCCTAGCATCAGGATTGACCTGCAAAATTGTTTATTGATATTCATAAATGGAGTTCTTCAAGAACCAGGAGTTAATTATACTTTTGGTGGAGGAACATCGTTCGTATTTACTACTGCACCAAAACCAGAAGACAATATTTCAATTTATTTCTACAAAGGAAGTTCTTCTGATTCTTCTGTTGGTAGTGTTTCTGAAACTATAAAGAAGGGTGATACTCTTCAAGTAGTAAAATTCAATGATGCTCCAGATATTCTATCTCAAAACAAGAGAACTGCTACAGATCTGTCATTCTCGGATAAAGTTGAAACAGAAACGTACTCTGGTCCTGGAGTAACTGAAACTTATAGACCATTAAGTTGGACAAAACAAAAAGTCGATAAGAACATCAACGGTGAGTTTGTTTCTAAAGCGAGAGATTCCATTGAGTCACTAATTTTCCCAACAGCAAATATTATTGATGATGTATCTACATCTGATACTGAAATATTTGTTGATAGTGTTGAATTATTTAAATATGAAGATCCTGATTTAAGTTCTTTTGATGCGTTAATAGTTGGTGGAATATCAACTGCTTCAATATCTACAATAACTGGAAATGATTCAATTGAACTTGTAAAGAATTTCACAACTATCCAAGGAGATTCTGGATCTGTTGTAGGAATTGCATCTACATCTTCACCAAATCTTGCTATAGAATTTACATTAGATTCTTTAGTTGGAACTGATCTTCAGGTTGGTTATCCAATTTATATCTTCAATACTTCGGTTGGATCTGGAGTTACATCAATTGACACCTCTGGTAGTCAAATTGTTGGTATTGGCACCACTTATATTGACAATATCTACTATGTTCAAGCTTTAAATACCTCTACTGGTATTATAACTTGCCGTATTCATTCTGGTTCAAATGTTATTGGAATAAACACCACAGGAACTGAAGATTATCCAGTTGGCAGATATTCTTGGGGTAGGTTGTCCAATGCTTCTTTAGAAAGATCTTCCAATCCAATTTCAATAGGTGTAACTGGAAGGGTTGTATCAGGACTTTCAACATATCCAATTCTTCAAAGAAGAAATGTGGGAATAAGATCTACTGGCGCTTTACCCAAACTGTTATAAATATCTAAAAAACTATGTTAATATGGCTGCTGTCGTAACAGATCAATTTAGAATACTGAATGCGAGTAACTTTATAGATTCTGTATTAGATGATAATAATTCATACTATGTTTTCTTAGGTCTACCAAATTCAACCGCCGTTGGATTTGGTAGAACTTCCGATTGGAGTACTGCCACCAGCGGACCTCCAAGTCCAACCGACAACTCTCAGTATCTAACACATTATAGAGATACTGGAGTTTTTGGAAAAAGAATTACTAGTACAAATGTTAGAAGAGTAATAAGAAAAGTTCAGTGGACAACAAACACTGCCTATGACATGTATAGGCATGATTATAGTTCTTCTAATACAACTCCAAATTCAGCAACTAGTAGATTATATGATTCAAATTATTATGTAATTAATAGTGATTTCAGAGTTTATATTTGTATTGATAATGGTTCTTCTGGTTCCAATTTAAAAGGTGGTAGATCAAAATTTGAACCAACATCAACAGATTTGCAACCATTTTCGGCAGGATCTGACGGATATACATGGAAGTATCTATTCTCCATTTCTCCAAGTGATGTAATCAAGTTTGATTCTACAGAATATATTGTTTTACCTAATGACTGGTCAACGTCTTCAGATTCTCAAATTCAATCAGTTAGAGAAGCAGGAGACTCTGAGGCAAACAATAATCAAATTAAAAAAGTTTATATTAAAAGTGCAGGTTTAGGTTATACGGCATCTACGTATGATATTTTAGGTGATGGCACTGGAGGTAGAGTTGCGATAACAGTAGATGCTAATGGGGCAATTACTTCTACAAATGTTACAACTGGAGGAAAAGGTTATACATTTGGTATTGTTGACCTAGAAAGAACTGGAACTATATCAAGTGCTGCAAATTTAATTCCAATTATTCCTCCATCAAGAGGACATGGATATGATCTCTATACCGAATTAGGTGCCGATAGAGTTTTGGTTTATGCAAGGTTTGATGATTCTACTAAGGATTTTCCAGTAGATACAAAATTTGCTCAGGTTGGAATAGTTAAAAATCCAAAGGAGTATACTTCTTCAGGATTTGCCTCTACCAATTTTACTGGTTCAACTTATTCGTCTTTAAGTGCATTAAAACTGGATTCTTCATATACAGGAACACCAACAGTAGGAGAAAAAGTTACTCAGACTCAATCATCTACAGAGATTGCGAAGGGTTGGGTTGCTTCATATGATAGTGATACAAAAGTATTAAAATATTTTAAAGATAGATCATTATTCTTAACTGATGGTGTTAATCAAGAAGATAGGACAACCATTGGAGTAGATTCAAAAGTTATTGAGTTTAATAATACAGACAGCATTGTGTTTACTACTGCTACTCAAACATCAGTAGCATCTGGATTTACTGGAAGTTCTGTAAATGGAACTAGTCTAGGAGTCAATTTCACAGGTGGACTTGCAGATCCAGAGATAAATAAAAAGACAGGGGATATTATCTACATTGATAATAGACCTGAAGTTGAAAGAAATCTTAGGCAAAAAGAAGACGTTAAAATCATTCTGGAATTCTAAAAAAGATGGCACAAAAAACAGACTTAAATATCAACCCATATTATGATGATTTTGATTCGGGTAAAAACTTTTATAAAGTCTTATTTAAGCCAGGATTTCCAGTTCAGGCACGAGAATTAACTACACTTCAATCGATATTACAAAATCAGATTGAAAATTTTGGAAGTTATACATTTAAAGAAGGAACGGTAGTAATACCCGGAAACATTGTCTATGATGGTCAATTTTATGCAGTTAAGTTAAATTCAACTGAGTTTGGTGTTGACATATCATTATATCTCAGAAGTCTTATAGGTAAGAAAATTACAGGACAAACCTCTGGGACTACTGCGACAGTTCAATTTGTCGCTTTTCCAGATGGTGGAGATATTCAAGATCCAACAATTTATGTGAAGTATGTAGATTCTAATGATAATTTTGTCTTTGATCAGTTTGTAGATGGAGAATCATTGTCTGCAGATGAAAATGTAGTTTATGGAAACACAACTATCACTGCTGGAACTCCATTTGCGTCTCTTATCAGTTTAAACGCAACTTCTATCGGTTCAGCAGCATCAATTGGAGAAGGAATATATTTTATTAGAGGATATTTTGCGAAAGTTTCAAAGCAAACAATATTACTTGACAAGTATACAAACACACCATCTTACAGAGTTGGTTTAACAATTAGCGAATTGCTTGTCAACGCTAAAGACGATGGATCTTTATATGACAATGCTAGAGGATTTACAAATTATGCCGCACCAGGTGCAGATAGATTACAAATTAATTTAACATTATCTAAGAAGTTACTCACAGACACCAATGATACGGACTTTGTAGAACTTCTTAGAGTAGAAGATGGTAAAATAAAGAAAATTGAAAATAAGACTCAACTCAACAGACTTGGTGATTACATCGCAGAAAGAACATATGAGGAGTCTGGGCATTATGCATTAGACAATTTTAAAGTATCTTTACACAATTCACTCAATGACAAGTTGGGAAATGATGGACTGTTTTTTAACAATCAATCTACAGATCAACTTAATATACCTTCCGATGATCTCATGTGTGTAAAAGTTTCTCCTGGAGAAGCTTATGTTGGTGGTTATAATGTGGAAAAAGTATCAAATACAATTATTGATGTAGAAAAACCAAGAGATACTGCAACAGTATCTACTGCAAATATTCCCTTTGAAATGGGAAATCTTCTCAGAGTCAATAATGTAACTGGGGCACCAAAACAAAAAGAATCTATCGATCTTTATAATAGACACACTAATGGTGGTGGAACTAAAATAGGAGATGCCAGAGTTTATACGTTTAATCTAACAGGATCTGCATATCAAGATGGATCTACCAATTGGGATTTATATTTGTATGATGTTCAAACATATACGGAGTTGACATTAAACACTCCAGTAGGACCTTTAAATCTTATAACATCATCATATATTAAAGGAAAGAGTAGTGGTGCAAGTGGATATGCAGTTTCATCAGGATCTGGTAGCGCAGTAAGTATTAGACAAACTTCAGGAACTTTCTCCGTAGGCGAGCAGTTGATTATCAATGGTGTTGATGCTTCTGCCACTGTAGCGTCAGTAATTGTATATGGAACTAGAGATATTAAATCTGTTTCTCAAACTGGTGTCTCCGATTTTCCAGATTTTTCTGCAAATACTGTACTAGATTCTATTGATCTTCCTAATGGAATTGTTGGTGGAACAATCAGTGGAGGAAATACACTTGTAAGTCCAGGAAAGGTATTTACCGGAGTCAAAGTTGGAGATGTCATTAGATATCAGACTTCTTCTGGCGATGAAACATTCAATAGAGTTACTGCAGTCAGTACGTCATCACTTACCATTGGAATTGGAACCACCGTTTCTGGTGTATCAAAAGGGGAAGTTACTAACGGAACATACTCTCAAATAAAACTTGGTGTTCCAGCGCTGAGAAATCAGGATAAGGGATATCTTTACGCAGAACTTCCAGATTCCAATATTGAATCGGTAAATCTTTCTGGTTCATCACTAAAAATATCTGAGCAAATTACTGGTGAAACGACTGACGGCAGTGGTGTCTTAACATTTGACTTATCTTCGGGTGGAATTACTTCTGGAATCACAAGTGCATTCTTTGATCCATTTGATGAGGAAAGGTATTCTGTTCATTACACTGGTGGTGGAATTGGAACAGTAACTTCTGATGCGTTCTCTATTAGTGGGAATGTTGTCACCATTAATGGATTAGATACTAGTGAGACTAGTGTTGTAGTAAATGCTTCTCTTACAAAGAATGGTATTCAAAGTAAAATAAAAGAATACACAAGAAGTTCAACACTTGATGTCATCTATTCAAGAGATCAACAGTCTGGTGTTGGCGTCAATACTTCTATTAACGATGGTCTTACTTATAATACAAACTATGGACTGAGAGTTCAAGATGAAGAAATTTCCTTAAACTATCCAGACGTAGTAAAAGTTCTTGCCATTCACGAATCGTTAGACGAAAACGCATCAACATTGGATCAAATTCAGTTCTTTGATGCTTCTATAGTAAGTAATGCCATCATTGGTGAAAATGTTACTAGCTCTACAAGTAACACTATAGCAAGAGTAGTTGCGAAACCAACGTCTCTTTCTTTATCTGTCGTATATTTAAATCAAGATAGATTTATTGCTGGAGAAAGTGTCACGTTAGAAGAATCTAACAATACAGCTTCACTTCAATCTGTAACTAAAGGTTCTTATAAGGATGTTACTTCATCCTTCACATTAGACAAAGGTCAAAAGGATCAATATTACGACTATTCCAGACTTGTCAGAAGTTCAAATACACCAATTCCTTCCAGAAGATTGAAAGTTGTATTTGATCATTACACGGTTCCCGCCTCAGATAGTGGTGATGTTTATACCGTTCTCAGTTATGATGATGAAAGATTTACTGAGGATATTCCTTCTATCGGAGCTAGAAAAGTAAGAGCTTCTGATACACTTGATTTTAGACCAAGAGTATCACAGTTCACTGCTACTGACAAATCACCATTTGACTTTGACTCAAGAAGTTTTGGAACTTTACCAAAACTTATTTTAAAACCAAAAGAAAGTTCGTTAGTTGGTTATAATTATTATCTGCCAAGAATTGATAAAATATATCTAGATACATTCGGAAACTTTATTGTACAAAAAGGAATTTCCGAGATTAATCCAAAAATTCCAACAAATAAAAATCCTGATGGATTGATGGATTTGGGAACAATATCTCTTCCAGCATATCTGTATGATCCAAGTGATGCTGATATTTCTCTGGTAGATAATAGAAGATATACCATGAGAGATATTGGAAAACTTGAAGATAGAATTGAAAATCTGGAGAGAGTTACTTCACTTTCTCTCTTAGAAGTAAACACACAAACTCTTCAAGTTCAGGATGCACAAGGAAATAATAGATTTAAGACTGGATTCTTTGTAGATGATTTTAAGAATAATTCTCTAATCAATCTAGATGTTTCTTCAATAGAAGTAGACACTGATGCTCAAGAACTTACAACTATAATTAGTGACAATTCTCTTAAGAGTCAGATAGCACCTTCAACCGATACTACCGATGAAAATTTAGATCTGTCTACAAACTTTGATCTATTAGATTCAAACGTTCAAAAGACAGGAAATGCAATTACATTAAAATATAATAGTGTTGGTTGGATTGAACAACCACTGGCAACTAAAGTAGAAAATGTAAATCCATTCCATGTAGTTTCTTATAATGGATTTGTTAAACTTTCTCCTACTAATGATAGTTGGGTTAGAACTGTCAGACTTGCAGACTCCAATTCTTCAGTCACAAGAAGAGTTCCAGATCCAAATCGTAGAGGAACAACAGGAACGTTTGTATCTTCTAGAGATGTTGTAGTTTCTTCTGGCAAAGATGCATACATGCGTTCCAGAAATACACAATTCTCAGCAAACAATCTGAAACCACTTACAAAATTCTATCAATTCTTTGATGGAAACGGTA